AGCTTATAGCGTAGAAGATGCAACTAAGCAGAAAGTATCTGCTATTGAATCGTATATGTCCAACAAGACACGAGAAGGCCATTTTAGGAGCGAATGCAGCAAGCTGCTATATGACTACATCGACTATGGTAATGTCTTCGCTACGGTCGATTTTGAGGCCTCCTATCGCCTTGATGACAATGGACGTAAGATTCCTGATTTTATTGGCCCTAAGATTCGTCGTATTAGCCCTTTGGATATTGTATTTAATCCAATGGCAAGCACCTTTAAAGATTCATTTAAGATTGTACGTAGTCTCCGTAACCTGAGTGAATTGTATATGATGGCTGAAGATGAGCCAGATAATATGTATCTCAAAGATGCTTTGGCTAAACGTGACGTATTCCGTAAGCATATGAATGCCTATGGTATTGAAGAGTCGGATAAACAAGAAGGCTTGTTGGTAGATGGCTTTGGTAGTTATCAAGACTATCTTTCAAGCAACTATGTAGAATTTCTAGAATTCTATGGTGACATCTATTCAGAAGACTCTTCCACTGTCTCCCGTGGTCGTGTAATCACTGTAGTAGATCGTATGTGGGTAATCCGTAATGACGCTATCCCTAGCTGGCTTGGACACGCTCCAATCTACCATACAGGCTGGCGTACTCGTCCAGATAATCTCTGGGCTATGGGGCCTCTAGACAACTTGGTGGGTATGCAATATCGTATTGACCATCTAGAGAATCTGAAAGCAGATGCTATGGACTTGGCTGTATTGCCTCCATTGGTTATTGCTGGTGAAGTAGAAGAGTTTAGTTACAAGCCGGGTGAAGAGATTCATATTGATGAGAACGGTAGTGTCACAGAACTCGGTAGGAACGCTCAGTGGGTCATTCAATCCGATAATGCTATAGCGGTATTAGAACAGCGTATGGAGATGTATGCAGGAGCTCCTAGAGAGGCTATGGGCATTCGTACTGCTGGTGAGAAGACAGCTTTTGAAGTACAACAGCTTGCTACTGCTGCAGGACGTATCTTTCAAGAGAAAATCACTGTATTTGAAATTGAGATTCTTGAGAAAGCATTGAACGCTATGTTGGAAACAGCTAAGCGTAATCTAGATAACACAGATGTTATTCGAGTAATTGATGATGATATTGGTGCTCAAATCTTTATGACGATTACTAAAGACGATATTACTGCTTCTGGTAAGCTTCGTCCTGTAGGCGCTAGACATTTTGCTGCTCAAGCACAGCTTGTACAGAATCTGAGTAGCCTTGCTAATACTCAATTGTGGGCTCAAATCTCTCCACATCTTAGTGCTAAGAGTTTGTCTAAGCTTGTTGAGGATGTTCTTAATCTTGAGCGTTATCAATTGTTCTCTCCTAACGTAGCAGTATTTGAACAACAAGAAACTATGCGCCTATCTAATCAAGCGCAAGAGGATTTACAAATGGAAGCTACAGCTCCAGTTCAAGCACCATGAAAACAGTCTGGACTAAAGGCTTAAACGCAGAACAAATAGTCCAGCTTAAACAAGATTTTGTAGGAGGCGCTCTGTTACGAGAGCGTCTTTCTAAGCTTCTTGAAGAAAAGCAAGACAGTTCTGTAAAGAAATCACGTAGTGAGGATGGCTATGAGAAAGCTAACTGGGCATACCAACAAGCTGACGCTAGAGGATATGAAAGAGCTCTTTCAGAGGTTATTTCACTTATTTCAAATTAATATGTCGAATAAAGTCTAAATTTCGAGTAGATAAGAGTATCTCTTAAGTATCTCTAGTATATGATTCGAAGAATCGAATAATTACTCTCTGTTTCAATATAGAAATAAAGAGAGAGTATTTAATACTAATATTTCTAGCGTTATACTAGAAATACTTATGTACTCCTTAAACAAATTAGAAAGAATATAATACGCATGTCAGACCCGACAAGTATTTTTGATCCAAACAATACGCCTAACCCGGCAAATCCAACAAGTACTCCTAGCCCGAGTACACCTCCAGTAGTGGATAATGCTTTAACCGACCTGCTTAAAGATATTAAAAATGAACGAGGAGAGCCTAAATACAAAGACCCTCTGGAAGCCCTTAACGGCCTTAAACACGCACAAGAATTTATTCCTCAGCTTAAGTCTCAACTTAGCGATAAGGAAATTGAAATCAACAGATTGCGTGAGGAAGTTACTCGCTTGAAAGAAGTAGAATCTTCTGTAGCACAGCTCACTCAACAGCAACAACAGAACCTGCCAACCGCAGCATCTGGAATTACTGAGGAGCAAATCGCTGATTTAGTAGCACGTACCATGACTAAGAAGGATAATGAAACCCTTCAGAAGCAGAATTTATCAACGGTAGTTTCTACTCTCCAGACTGTACTCGGAGCTGATGCAGAGAAAACTTTCTACGCTAAAGCTGCTGAATTCGGTATGTCCCAAGAAGAGATTAATACTCTTGCCGCTACTAAACCTAAAGCAGTATTGAATATGTTTGGAATTACTGGTGTCCCTGCAGCTCCTAAGGCGGCTAATACACCTACTGGTTCCGGTATGAATACTGCGGCTTTTCAGCCACAACAAGAATCGTTTGTCGGACGTAATCCTAAACCCGCATTAATTGGTGCAACACAAGATGATCTCAAGCAAGCTAGCGATAGAGCTAAGGCTATGGTTGAAGAACTTCAAAGAAATGGTTTGAGTATTAACGATCTTACAAATCCAAAGATTTACAATAAATATTTTAAATAGGAATCTAAATGTCGCAAAATCGTGGTAATTCCACTGCATTTATTGAAGCAGAACAATATTCTGCCTTCATTCTGCAGAACTTGCATGACGGTATGCTCCCAGGCACTATGTACCGTAACGTCTCGGACTTCGGTTCGGGCAACACCCTCCATATCAAAACCGTTGGTACTGTTACCATTCAAGACGGTGCTGAAGAAGTTCCATTCGACTATAGCCCAATCGAATCAGGCGAAGTTACTCTGACCATTACCGACTACGTTGGCGATGCTTGGTATGTTACTGACGAACTGCGTGAAGATGGCGCTCAAGTTGAAGCTCTGATGTCGGCTCGTTCTTCGGAATCGACCCGTGCTATTCAAGAGACGTTTGAAACCCGCTTCCTGCGTAAGTGCAACACTTCGCAAGTGAATGCTGCTGCTAATGCTGTCAATGGCTTTGCCCATCGTATCGCATCTGCAGAAACCAACAATGTTCTGTCGCTGAACCACTTCATCCAAATGAAGCTGGCCTTTGACAAAGCTAATGTCCCTATGGCTGGTCGTATCGCTATTATTGATCCAGTGGCTGCTGCTACTCTGGACAAGCTGGTTTCGTTGGCTCGTGATGTCACCCCATTTGGTCAGAAGATTTTGGAAAACGGTTTCGATCGTGACCATCAATTCCTGATGAACCTGTATGGCTGGAACATCATCACTTCTAACCGTCTGCAAACTGGTACTTTCTCCGATGGTACTACCTCGGTGACCAACGGTGTTGCTAACGTGTTTATGAACGTTGCTGATGACAATATCAAGCCAATCATGGCTGCATGGCGTCGTATGCCTAAAGTTGAAGGTGAGCGTAATAAAGACCTGCGTCGTGATGAGTTTGTTACCTCTTCGCGTTGGGGCATGGGTACGCAACGTGTTGACTCACTGGGCATCCTGATTACCTCTGCTGTCAACTCTTAATAGAAAGAAAATCATGGGTTTTAAAAATCAAGCTGGCTTGGGTGTCAGCAATTACTACGGTGCTCGTGACACTGGCGGTACTGTAGGTATTGAGGATTCGGATGGCTCGAATCTGGTAGTGTCGGTTCAACTGACCGGCCAATCAATCAATGACGGCTATATGCCTCCAGTGGTTATTCCTAAAGGCGCCCTGTTGCGTCGTGCAGTGCTGCGTGTTGACGAAGCCTTTGCTCTGACTGGTACGAGCCCTACGGTTCTGATCGGCATGACTGGTTCTGTTGCCACTAACGGCATTATCCTGACTGAAACCGAATTGGAAGCAATTGGTACGAAAGTTCCAGCTTCTGATGGCGAAGGTACATGGGATGTTGCTTCTGCCACTGGCGTTACTGCTGCTGGTAAAGTTGCACTGGCTCTTGGCGGTACATCTCCAGTTGTCTCGTCTGCTGTTGGTAAAGCAGTCTTGGTTCTGGAATTTGTTAATAAAGCTAAAGCTTAATAAGTAACTTCTTAAAGGGGTGAGGCATAAAAACCTCATCCCTTTTTTTTATTTCAAGGATTGTTATGACGATTCAACATAAGGACATTACGGGTGCTAATGTTCATGAACCAAAAGGTGTAGACGTTGCTGCAGCTAAGCTTGTTTACGTATCTAACGGTTCTGGTTCTGGTACGTGGAAACGTATTGGTACAGACAATCTTCTTGGTCTAACTACTGACGGTGGTTTGACAGGAAGAAAACTTATTACAGATGGTGCTGAAGGCTTTACTCTTGCATACGATAATTTGTATGGCTCGATGGTAATGACTAATAACACTACAGCTTTTACTGTAGCTGCTGCTTCAGATGCAACACTTAACACAACTTCTGATTATGCCATTATAACAGGTACAGGGGCTCCTTGGGCTGCTTCTAACCTAGATAGTATTACTTTTAATACGGATCGACTCACCTCTCCTATTAATGGTATTTACTCTTTAGAGATTACACTTGGTATTAGTGCTTTCTCATTTAACTCTGGTATTATAGCTGCTCGTTATTTGATTAACGGTTCTACATTTGGTTCACGTAAAATAGAGGCACAAGTAGATAAAGCTGCACATAGAGATACAATTACTATTATGGAACATATTCAGATTCCAGCAAATCAATATCTACAAGTAGCTATTGCTTCTACTGTTGCAGGTACAGTAATGATTAGTAATGCTGCTGTAAATCTTAAACTTCTTCGACAGTTGAGCTAATATGAAAATGTCTCTTTTGGAAATGGTTCAAGACATTCTCAATGATCTTGATTCAGACAATGTTAATAGCATTGACGATACGGTAGAAGCTGGTCAAGTAGCTCAGATTATTAAGACTAGCTATTTTGAAATGATGAACAACCGTAACTGGCCTCATCAACGTAAGCTTCTTCAATTTGATGTGGTAGGTACGCTTGCTAAACCAAACTATATTATTACTCCTGAAAGCGTAAAAGAACTAGAACTGTTTCAGTATGACAAGCGTAAGAGTGGAGATACAAGCGTAGTTTATGGTGAAGTAAAATATAAAGAACCAGATGATTTCCTTCGCTATATCTCTGTACGTAACGGTAACGATGAGAATACACAAACTGTTGTAGATTATAGCGGTACCTCTCTTCTCATTCGTAAAGACATGGCTCCTTCTTATTGGACTTCTTTTGACGATACATACATCATTACTGATTCGTATGATGTGTCAGTAGGCAGTACCATCCAGAAGGCTCGTACACAGTTCATAGCCTATTGTTATGACTCATGGGTACATCAGGACAGTGCAATCCCTGTGATGACTGCAGAGGCCTTTCCCGCCCTTCTAGAGGAAGCTAAGAGTACAGCCTTTGTTGTATTGAAACAAATGGCTAATCAGAAGGCAGAACAAAAAGTAGGACGTCAGCAACGCTGGCTGTCTCGTAAAGCATGGCGTACTGCAGGTGGTGTACGTTATGATGATTATGGTAGAAAAGGTCGTAAATGATTAGAGAATATAAAGGCTATCAAATTAAGCCTCATAAAGAATTTCCACTTAGCTATATTGTTGTTACTACTGGTAAAGGTGGAAAGATTCCAGAAGTTCTTAATAGTCACTTCACTACTCCTACATACGCCAAAGAACAAATTGATAAGTATTTAGATTCTAAACCCAAGAAGGAAACTACTAATGACGAAGAAGGAAACAAGGGCTGAGATAAATACGTTTATCCAAGGACTCATTACTGAAGCAAGCCCGCTTAATTTTCCAGTAAACGCCTCTGTAGATGAAGATAATTTTGAATTAAATAGGGATGGTACACGGGATCGTAGGCTTGGTATGGATTTTGAACCAAGTAATGTTCTAATTGATTCAGGTATTACAACTTCCACTGTTTCTTCTGCAGCAATTAATACCTTTAAATGGTATTCAATTAACGGTCTTATCACTCAAGAATTCCTAGTAGCTCAGGTTAATAAGTCTCTTTACTTCTTCGATATGGAAGAAGATAATTTAACAAGAGATGGTTATAAAGGTACGATTGCTCTTACAACTTTTCCTGCAGAAGTACGATATTCTTTTGCAGCATTAGAAGGCAAGCTTGTTGTAGCTGCTGGTATTTCTTCTATTGCTACAGTTAGTTTTAACGATACGACTTCTGTATTTAGTGTCACTTACGATACATTAAAAACACGAGATGTTTGGGGTGTACAGAATACAACTACTCCTTCTTACGAAACAGATGATTCATATCGTGGTACTACAATCAGTGCTCAGCATAGATATAATCTAGTTAATCAATCTTGGGGTATTCCCCGTAAGAATAAAGCAAATACTTTAGTAAATCCAATTACACAATACTTTAATGATCTAGGAGTTTATCCTAGTAACTCAGAAGTGATTTGGACAGGGCTACAGTTTCAGGCTGTTACAGCGGGTGCTGATCCTTTTGAACGAGTATATACCAATCTATTTACTGAAGCCCTTGGCGCCACTGTACGAGCCCCTAAAGGCTATTTTGTTATTGATGTTCTTAATCGTGGAACATCTAGAGCTGCAGCTTATGCAAATAATTCAACTAAATATCCAGCACTAGGAACTTCTACAATCTCTCTACCTACAGATAGCACTCCCGGAGGAGCTACTTGTATTAATTCGTTTGCTGGTAGAGTGTTCTATGCTGGCTTTAATGGTGATGTAGTTGGTGGAGATATAAGAAGCCCTATTCTCTCTGACCATGTATTCTTTTCTAAGTTGGTACGTTCTCCTACAGATATTAATAAATGTTATCAGGATGGGGACATCACCTCAAGAGAGAGCAGTGACTTGCTAGATACGGACGGTGGCTTTATCCGTATAGCAGGTGCTCGTGGTATTATTGGTTTGTATAATTTAGAAACACACTTAATGGTTCTTGCTACTAATGGGGTATGGACAATTACTGGTGGTGCAGATTACGGTTTTACAGCGACAAACTATAAAGTAAGTAAGATTTCTATCTTTGGTGCATTAGCTCCTGAGTCTGTAGTTCTTGAAGGTGGTAGACTTTTCTACTGGTCTGAAGATGGTATTTATGTTATTGCTAAAGGACAGTCTGGAGATTACGAAGTAAATAGTATTACTACTTCAACTATCCAAACATTCTATGAGAATATTGCAGCCACTTCTAAATCGAAAGCTACTGGTGCATATGATCCGTTTACTAAGAAAGTTAGATGGATTTATAAATCAGATCAATTATTTTCTTCACTAGCAGAGACACGAGAACTTGTTCTTGATCTCGTATTGAATGCGTTTTATACAAGTACAATCCAGAAAGCTCCAGGAAACACAATTGAAGTGATGAGTGCTTTCTCTTCTAAATCTTTTAATACAGGTAACTCTTTTACTGGTGTAGCAGCAGGTACAGAGGATGTTTACGTAGATGGTGAACAAGTCGGTATTGCTTCTGATATTCGTAAATCAGGTATTCAATCCCTAAGATACTTAACTCTTGTTTCAGTATCTGGTGCATTGAAACTTACGTTCTCCTACTATTATAATAACAATTTCTTAGATTGGTATAGCTACGATTCTGCTGGTGTAGATGCTAAAGCTTTCCTACTTACTGGTTCACAAGTTGCTAGTGATTCAGGAATTGATAAACAAATTCCATATTTGATTATGCACTTTAGACGTACTGAGAGTGGAGTAGTAGGAGCTCTTCCTAACTATCAATCCTCTTGTAAAGTACGCTCACAATGGAATTGGTCTAACTCTGTCAATTCTAATAAATGGGGAGACCTCTTTCAAGCCTATCGTTATAGAGAGCCTCGCTTTGTTACAGGTTCTGCAGACACATACGATAATGGATATGAAACAATCATTAGCAAGAATAAACTGAGAGGTCGTGGTAAGGCTTTCGCTTTATATCTAGAAACAGAACCATTAAAAGATTGCCGTATCCTCGGATGGAACTTAACACTAAATGCAAATACAATCACCTAAATATGAAATTAAGATTGAGGAATTTTCTTTACAGAAAGTTTCTCATCTTTTAAAAGAACATTGGGAAGAATCTTCTAGAAATAAAAACCTAATGGTATTAA